AATTGCTTTTAAATATACATAATCACCAAGATTTGTTCCATAACCATTATGTATAACATCGTGTGTTGTAGCATTACCCCAAGCACTTACATATCTTCTAACTGTAGTTCCGCTACTTTCAATTTGAAGATAACTACTTGCTTTGCTAATACCATTTACAAAAATACCATCAGATTTTGTTTCTAATCTTTTTGTTGAATTTACATAATGACTATGTTGGTCTGCTTCTATTACAATTCTATCAGCAGTTCCTTGTGCTCTTCTTATTTCTACATTTTGGTCGCCATAACCTTGAACAATCGCTTCTCCTGATGTTACACCTATTGTTAATCTTTTATTAAAAAAGAATTGTGACCTATCTGTATAAACGTGAGCACCTCCAGTATTTAACGGACCAAATTGTATATATCCTGCTGATGTTCTAAAAATATTTCCATTAGTACCGCTTCCTAATTCTAATCTTTCTTCTGCTGTATTAAATTCTAACGTACCTCTTAAATTCCTTATCCTTACATTTCCGTCTTCGTGTTCAATTCTAAATTGTTCTGGATTACCTGTTGCAGAAGAATTTTGAGTACTTAAAATATAAGCATGGTCATAACCTCTTATACGCATAGCAATAGGATTACCACTTCCTGTAGTTTCAGTAATATTAAATCTACCGCCTAACCCACTTCCGTTAATAGCAACTATATCTGCAGAAGCATCAACTTTAAGCATATTAGTTTGTCCATTAGATTCTACCCTAAAGTCTGCATCGTGGCTACCCTCATTAACTACTAATCCATATTGCAATACTGTATTACCAGAAACTCCTAAATCTCCTACAACACTTGCTCCACTTGTATTTACATAAAATCTTTGTGTACCACTTGTGCTATTTATTGTTGCTCCAGTTCTGAAACTAAAAGTATCTCCAGTATTATAAAGTGCAATAGTAGAATTTTGTTCTTTAAAAAATAATCTTGATGATATATCTGCATTACTTCCATCTTGATTTATTACCACTCCGTTTACACCATTTGCTGCAACATCTAGTCTTGTATCGGGTGTCGTAGTACCTATGCCTGTGTTATGATATAATAGAATTGAATCTGAGCTACTTTCAGTAAATCTCATAAACTCAGCACCACCAACAAAGAATCTTAATCTATCATCAGCATCTTCAGAAATGTAAGTATGACTATTTCCCCAAGCATATCTACTACCCTGTGGTATTGAAACATTATAACCAAAAGAAACATGGTCTACAGCATCATTATCACTATCTGTAACAATACTCATTGGATAACTACCACTATTATTTAATCTTATACTAAAGTTTCCACCATCTCCACCAACCCACCATTCTGGGTCATTTGTAACACCACTTTCTTGTATTCGTATAAATGGAGATGTACCATCCATATGTATTCTGTTATTGACTTGTAAAGTAGTTCCATCAAAAGTAAGATTAGCTTCTCCGTTAATACTATAAGCATCATTAGATGTCATAACTCTATTATTAGAGCCATTAGCCATAGTAGGTATTTGACTTCCTTTAAATGTAAATGTATTATTTCTACACTCTAATAATTCAGTCCAAGAAATAGTACTACCAGCAGTACCACCACTAACACTTGTATAAACTACTATTCCATCATACAAATCTACTCTTGTAGCAATATCATTAAATGAATAAGTATGTTGATTTGAAGTTGTAGTAAATTCTATATTGTATCCAAGCTGTCCATAGTTACCACCAGAATATCCCATAGAAACACTTCTTGGATTACCATGATAACCTCTACCATTATCCCATCTGACTGTTTTATCTGTACTATCAAAATTTACTCTAGCAGTAGCAAGTTCTCCACTTGTTACTGAACTTGCAGCTATATTATCTGCTGTTGCTAAACTACCTAATCCTAAATTACTTCTTGCACCACTAGCACTAGATGCTCCAGTACCACCATTAGCTATTGCTAAATCAGTACCAGACCAGTTTGAATTGTTGATAGAAGATAACCCACCAACTTCTTGCATATTACCATTGCTGCCGCCTTGACCATCATTAATATATAATTTATTATTTGTATAGTCATATGCTAATTCAAAAGGGTAAACACCGTTTGAACCAACAGCACCAGCTACAGGTGTACCGCTACCACGTTTTATCTGTAAACCATTAGCCATTTATATCCTATTAGTTAGCGTATGTACCAAAATCTAAAGTAGTATTTGCAATACCTTGAGTTGCTTCTATAGTACCTACAACATCTAAACTTTTATTCATATTCCATTTAGTTCCTGAATGACTATATGTAAATGTTGCACTTGCTCCATCTACTGTCAAACCAGCACCATCAGCTGCAGATGAATCTGCTGCATTCTTTGCTACTGTAATATTTTTATCTTCAACATCTAATGTTGCAGTATTTAAAGTAGTTGTTGTTCCGCCTACTGTTAAATTACCAGCAATATTCACTGTTGTACCACTGGCACCGATAGTTAATGTATTAGACCCAACTCCATCTAAAATAGTTTTATTTCCTGAAGTTAAATCAATATCAGTTAATCCAGTTAAAGTAGTATCTGTTCCACCAAGCGATATTGATGAATCTCCAATAGTAACACTACTATTAGCTAATTTACCATTAGCAATACTTCCTGCTAATTGTGCATTAGATACACTTGAAATTGTTACTGCTCCACTTGATACTGCAAAATCTGCACTTGCAAAAGAAGCAACACCTTTACTGCTAGTACTTGCATCTGGTACTATAGTAGCACCTAAATCTGTAACAACGTTATCTTGTGCATTTCCATTGTTTGCTGTTTGTCTTCCAATATATAGTTTTTGATTATGTCCATCATATGCTAACTCACCAGTTAATAAGCTGTTAGCAGCAGGAGCACCATTACTACCATATACGTTTCTTTTAATCTGTAATCTATTTGCCATTTCTCTCTCCTATTATGGTGTATAATCTCCACCATCTATTGTTTCAGTTTCTAGTACGACCGCACTAGCCACACTAATTGTTGTTTGTCCATTTGACTCAGCAGTTTGTATTCCTGTGCCTGCTTGAATATCTGAACTAAAATTATCTGCTTCTGTAATTACTACATCAGCAGTACCATTATCAATTTTTAATTTATTTCCATCATAAAACACTAATTTTTTATAAGCGTCTTTAATTTTATTTGGACTTGTTAAACTTCCACCCATAATTATCTCCTATGTATTTTTAATTCTATCTTCATAACCACTTACTGGTATAGCAGGGTTAACAATGTCAGTATATATATTACTGCTTGCCAACCCAATATCTGTATAAGATACACTATCTTTACCTTTATCTGTAGTACTAACATCCACAGCAATCTGTATATCTGTAGTAGATATATCAGACACGATGGACAAATCAATAAAATTTTCATTTGCGTTGTCATTAAAATGTTGAATTAATTCATTAAAACTTAAATTGTGGTCATCAAATGAAGTTAATCCAAACTCGCCTCTTCTCCATGTATTAGCCATTAATAACTAGACTGCCTTACGTGTCTCATGCCACTTATTCTATTTCTGTTTTTAAAAGCTTTACCTTCTTTAATACCTTTTTCAAATTTTTTCTCAAAGTATGGTGCCATCTGTATCATCTCTGGTTTTTGTTCATAACCAAGTTGAATAGCTTTATCTATCAAATATTGATGAAATTGTTCTGGTAGTTCACTTTGTTCATCCATTAAACCTGTTGTATTTGTAGTATCAGTTACTGTACCATCTAAAGCTATTTGTCTACCAAAATGGTCAGCTTTTTTATGATAAAATAAAGTTACTGTTAAAGCAGATGTTAAACTTGAAAATCTATTCTTTTCACTTTCTAATGGGTCATATACTGCAAGTCCTATTGAATCTCTTTCAACCCAAAAAACATTTTCTTTTACAGAACGATTATATACTCTTGAATAATTATTTGCCATTATGTTATATCCCTATACTTTGGTCTACCTTGTAAACGTTTAATACTAACATCATTACCATCTTCATCTCTAAGGTCTACTGATTTAATTTCTAATATACCATCTTTTAATCCATAATATCTTTGTCCAGATACTGTAGTAAACTGCGTAGCTTCATCTAATACTAATGTTCTTTGACAAAACTCATCAGATGCTTGATTTAACATTTCAATAATTTCTACATTACCAAGTTCTGGATGATGTTTTTTTACCATATCTATCATTTTTTGTAATTTCATAATTAAGCTCCACTCACATAAGGTTCTAAAAACGCAACTAACGATTGACTTACTTTAACATATTGTGATTCATACCACTGATATTGTGATTGGTCTCCAGTTAGTTCCATTTGATAATTTTGTAAATAACTATTTATTTTTGATAAATATGCAGATGCTAGTTCAACATCTTCATCTTGTATATAATCACCAACAATATCAAACCACTTAGTTATATCTCTTCTATCTGCATCACTACTTACGTCTCCTGCTGTAACTGTAGTTAAATTAGAATCTGTTGGTTTACCTATAGCATTCATCTTAGTAAGTAATACATTAGCTGCAGCATACAATGTAACACCAGAGTATAGTTCTGGTAATAATCCAGTTAAAGTTGAATAATTATCAGTTAAAGCAAATGTTGTATCTGGTGTTATACTTCCTACTTTACCAGGTTCTGCATTACTAGGTTCTGGTACAATATTTAAT